TGTACTGAACGCCCAGGTTTATGTCGTGCGAGTAGAAACGATGTGCAGGTAGACCTAGAGAGTGGCCTAGGCCGTTTCCCTTGCGGTCGTATATATTGTTGTACCACACGTTGTAGCCCGCAGCGTACACCCAGTTGCCTTTGTACACTGCAACCTCTAATGCTGCTCCGAGAGACTGGAATTTTTCAGCACTGGGGTCTTGGTCCAAAACATCCCATACCTTGCCTGAGGGCGCAACGTATAAAACCTCCCCTGTGACCCGAACGTCGCCTAGGTACCGACGCAGGCCTACAGTGTGCAGCGTTAGGTCCATGCTAGATGCACCTTCTACTAGGTCGATTGCGGCAGGCAAGTAGTTTAGGTTCAACCTAGATATAGTGTAGTGGGCCGCCCAGGTGAAATCTTTGGATGCCCACTGAAGGTTGACGGTACGCAGGGCCGCTTCTGTACGTGTTGTGTAATTGCCTTGGGCCGGGTATCCGAAGAAACCTTCAACGAGTTCTCGCTGGGGTTTCAATATAGGAGCCGCTAGAGTAAGTTCAGCTTTCAGCAAACCTACACTTGACTCAGAGGTAACGTATAATTGGATGCCATCCCCAGACGAGCTAACCGTCTTGAACGATTCTCGGTATATGGACTGCGGTGGGTAGTCCAGTATTCGAGTAGCTGGATTCTCCCTGGTGCTAGACTGAAAGCCGAAAAAGTTCCGAACTCTGCCAAACCGTACACCGTAAGAGCTGCTAGAGTCATGTAGGTCTAGCAGACCAAACACAACGTGAGGCTTGCGGTCGAAGGTGCCTGTAGGATCGTACTTCAACCCGCCCCTAAGGTCCACATTCGGACTCACTATGTAGGACCCGTAGGCCCCTATCTCAGTTCGAGCCAGAGAACCTGCTCGGTTTGAAGACTGGCCAGATACGTTGAAATGCTCGGGTCTAGACAAAGACCATCCTTGGCTTATGTATCCATTATACGAAAATTTTGAATCCTTATCGCGGTCTGGCAGGTTGGTAATGCGTTTTTGTGGGTGCGATTGCTCAAGGGCGCCGGCCGGATAGCTAATGGTGGCCAGGGCTAAAAAGCAGAAGTGGATTATCGTTTTCATGAAGAAAATTAGGGCAAGTTTAAGGTTGATAAAATGCCGGCGGGTTGAAAGTGCTCTATTTGGAATCGAGTCGGATAGTTTTAACAAACGGCGTTAGGTTGAGCAGGTTGCCATCTTTGATGTAACCAATAGAGCCCAAAGTGTTGCCTACGTTTAGCACCATGCTAATATCAGTGGGCAACACTTGAGGTACATTTGCTTTGCCTGAGGAGTACTTGTTCTCAATAGAGTCGAAGTACGCATTAGGCGGGATACCCAAACTTATCAAGAATTCTCTGGTTGCCGAGTTGTCCTTAGGCAACACATAGACTGTGATTTTGACACCGTTATCCCAATAAATTTTCTGAGCCATCAACATCGACACCAAGTCGGATTTGCTCAATATGACTACATTGCCTTCAATCTTGTCCATTCCAGGCAAGATGTTTGCAATTCCTTCAAACGCGTACGGTCGAGTGCAACACGTCGCCAAAAAGAAAGATAGGATCCATGACTTCATCTTCAACCGCATCTAGGTCTCCGGTAAGGGTTGAGCAAGTCAGACTGTGGGCCATATTATTTTTTGACGTTTGCCGAAATCTGCTGCAACAGTAGTTGGAGGTCGCCGTAGCGATTCTCAATAGTGGACATGCGAGCGTTGTTTGTGGTTTGTTGTTCTTTGGCTTCTGCTCTTAGGCGAGTGTTCTCGTCTTTGACCATTTGGATAGCAGCATTTTGTTGGTTGATTTGAGCCTGCATATCGTAAATAGTGCGCGACAGCGTTGCATAGGTGCCCGCTGCCCACACCGCGGCTGAAATGATCGCCATCCAATGTTTGGTCAACCAATCGAATACTGCGTACTTGGCGCTGCTGGTAACACCCGTTACGTTGCCTGTAGGGCCTGACGTTTGACCTGTGTGACCGTACGAAGGCATCTGAGCATGTGGGTGGTAATCAGTATGCGTAGGATGTGGTTGATGCGGCTGGTTTTGATACGGATGCATCGGCGGCGGCAATTGACCCATCGAAGGCGCAGGCGGTGCGATATTTACGACACGTCGGTCAAGTATCCACTTGCCTTGAGGAGACAAAATATACGCTTCTGAGGGTCGAAGGGGCACCTCAGTGTCAGAAGGAGACATTGGCTCGTCTGCTTCGTAGTAATTACCTTGGGTTCCGAAGAAACCTTTCATTATTTTTCCCCTGTTTCTATTTGTGTAATCTCTTGATTCAAGTTGAAATTACAAAAATAGAAGCTCTGCTGTTGTTACACAAGCAGAGCTCCAATTAAATCAACTGCGAAAAGTCTTATTGCTACAAAACTTCCCACTCATTGATTGCGGCTGCGCCCAGGTTTGTGTGGTCGGTCTTGTACAGATAGAAGGGAATCACTTCCCCACCAATCGTGACATTCACTTCCACTGGACCGTAAGCGGGCGCCGCTGCTCCGTCCCAGCCTCCGACAAACTTAGAGTTAACGTCCAGGAATTCAGCCAACCCGAATTGCTTCGGGTAAGCGTAAAACATGGAGTTGGACATTCCCAGGTTGTCAATAGAGAAAGTGTGCAGTCGTGTACCGCCGACTCCGCGGAACTGCAAACCCAGAATCAGATTTTCATCTTGAACTGAATTCACATCTGCGGTGCCGTAGTAGGGTGCAATGCGCAACAGGGAGGAGCCTGTACGCACTGCATTGATCGTTACCGATGAGAATCCCATGTTGGTTCTCCTTTACGGTTACGGCAACATTGCACCGTGAGGAGCAGCGGCGCGGCCGACGATGGTCACAAACAGGTTTTGCATGTTTGCATCAACCGTCGAATTTGTGTGCAGCGTGAGACGATCACCTGCCACAAACGTATGGTCCCCGCTCCACGTAACGGTTGCAGTTGTTGCTGCTCCTGCAAAGGAAACCGTGCCGACCGAAGTAGCACCGTTCAGCATCAGGTCCATTGTTACGGCAACAGTAGGTGCGTTGGTGACTTGGGCAACGTGAGGAGCGGCGGCCAGCACATCTACTGTGCGCGAGAACAAAACACCTGCGTACATGCGGTTTGCAGTATCCAGGTAACCAGGCACACACAGGCTAATGTCGTACGGCAGGTTGAGGGTCACTGCGTACATGTCTGGAGACTCGCCCGTAGGGCCTTGGGGGCCAGTTGGGCCGACTTCACCTTGGATGCCTTGCAGACCTTGGATGCCCTGGATACCTTGAGGGCCCTGTTCGCCAGTAGCACCTGTTGCACCAGTAGCACCTTGGATGCCCTGGAGACCTTGAGCACCGTCGGCTCCGGCTGCACCTGTAGGTCCAGTTGCGCCTTGGATACCTTGAGGACCTTGTGGACCAATGTCGCCTTGAGCACCAGTAGGACCTGTAGGTCCAGAAATACCCTGCAAGCCTTGCTCGCCCTGGATACCCTGAATGCCTTGCAGACCCTGCAGACCTTGTTCACCTTGGGGACCTGTGGGTCCAGGAACAATGGAATCAGCACCGGTCGGGCCTACAGGACCAACGTCACCTTGCAGACCTTGCGGGCCAGTAGGGCCTTGCAGACCTTGTTCACCTTGGGGACCCTGAATGCCTTGGATGCCTTGAGGACCAATTGGTCCCACATCACCTTGCAGACCTTGGAGTCCTTGGGCACCTGTAGGTCCGACTTCACCTTGGGGACCTTGAGCACCGGTAGGTCCCGTGGCGCCTTGGATACCCTGGATACCTTGAACGCCCTGAGGACCAATATCGCCGGTAGCTCCAGCAGGACCAGTCGGTCCGACTTCACCTTGAATGCCTTGAATGCCCTGGTCACCTTGAAGACCTTGAAGACCTTGGGGGCCTTGCAGTCCCTGTGGGCCTTGTTCACCCTGGATACCCTGAGGACCGGTCGCGCCCGTAGGTCCGACTTCACCTTGAATGCCTTGGATACCTTGTGGGCCCTCCATGTTAGCCTGAGACCAAGCAGGAGGGCTGACCACGTCGAGCTTGTGCAGCGAGCCGCCACCAGCGCGAACGTAGACCAACATGCCTTGTTTCATGCTCAGCGGGTCAATGGCATCGCGCGCTGCAAGATCGTCCACAACACGGAAACCGCCCTTAACGAAAACGTCTTCCACGACTGGCCATGTATTGCCATTCCGTGGGATGATATTCGATGCTACGTGAATTGCCATTTAGATTCTCCTAGATAAAAGAAAAGCTGTTATTGTTTTGTACTCAAAAATGTGCTCTGGTCTATTTCACTAGCCAAAGTTCTGCGTCTTCGTTTTCTTTGCCAATTCGACGCCACTGAGGAGCTGTAGGTTGGCCGCGTTTGATCCAAACTTGGCCCAAAAGACCCACAGTGGCCCATTCTGGTCGCTGTTCACGAGGAACATACTCTTTGCTCTTGTCCCAGTCTGGATTCTCTTTCGGAAAAGAGTAAACGTGTTTCACTGCCTCTTCAGGTAAAGTTGACACGTCTTCAACTTCGTTTGCGAACATAGACTGTTCAACTTCGATCATCGTTCCAGGCTTTTCTGGGTCAGGTTGTTTCTCTTTCCAGACGTAGACTTCACGATCCTCAAAAATCCTACGACCGTAGTTGTCGTAGATGAACCTACCGGCCCAGTACATTTCTGCGCTGTTGCCGATAAAGGCGCCAGTACCCGATACTACCCCTAGAAGATCAGTTCGGTCATCACGTTCATCTGCGGGTCGCACTTTGCCCTCCCCTGCAAGCACGACACTAATTCCTACCCGGTCTTCAGCGTTTGGGTTACCGTCAGACCACTCAAAAAACTCTGCGTAGTCTGCTGCCACAGTTGCATAGTTTGAACCACCATATATAGCCCCAGTGGTCATCACTTTGAATTCTATAGTTCCTGCTGGAAGGCCACCGCTCACAGAGGTTGACGAAGTTAGGCCTTCGTATAAAGACTGGCCTGCTATAGGACGAGTAATAACAGTTATCCCCAAGATTCCCTTCGCATCATAGGAGTCGTTGTGGACCCAAAAGCCGTAAGCAGCCCGACCAATGAAATACCCAATAAATTTAATTTCTGCGGTTCCGGTGTAAACGCCCATTCCGACGTTGTAGGTGTAGCCGTACAGGTTTACGCTCTTGTACCCGCTGACTGTCAAACCGTTATTGAAGTTGTATTCTGCTCCAGTTTGTGCGTAGTAGTTACCAATAACGGACGTCAAGTCAGATTGGGTAACCGAAGACACAGCAGAAACACGACCTTTGGCATCTCGGGTGAATTTTTGGAGAGTACCACCAGAGCCTGCGGTAAGGTTTGCCAAGGTTGCAGACAGTGATATGTCTGCAGAGCCGTCGAAGTTGACCGCAGGAGCCGTTACGTCTCCGGTAAGAGAAAAAGACCGAGCAGTAACCAAATTGGTTGCTGTTCCAGCGGGACCAGTAGGTCCTGTTGCTCCGGTCAGACCAGTTGCACCGGTCGGGCCAGTTGGGCCTGGAACAGTAGAAGCAGCACCTTGGATACCTTGGGTACCCTGAGGTCCTGTAGCTCCAGTCGGGCCAGTAGGTCCTGTCGTTCCAATAGCAGTCGAAGCTGGACCTTCTGGTCCTTGAGGGCCAGTTGGGCCAGTTGGGCCTGGAACAGTAGAGGCTGCTCCTGTAGCTCCAGTCGGGCCACGCAAGCCTGTTGGCCCAACAAGACCCTGGATACCCGGAACACCTTGGGGACCTCGAGCACCAGTTGCCCCTGTCGGGCCAGCGGGACCAACTGATCCAGTTGGGCCTCGGGCACCTGTGGCTCCAGGAGCGCCTACGGTGCCTGAATAGGTTTCGTACCCACTCATTAGGTCAACGTAGGAAGTGATTTCTTCCCACACAGCATTGCGCACGTTTGGATTCAGTGGATCCACATACTCCCATGCGCCCGGCGTGTGTATGGTTACCCCATTTGAATTGATCCTACTGAAGAACCAGTGGTCCGTTCCGGGATCGTTGACCATGTCTCCATAGTTGTAGACTTCTTCGGAAGACCAGACACCTCGATTGACCAGATTGATGGCTGGACTCAGCTCAGTCATACGGAAAAACTTCTTGAAGTTTTCACTGGTAGGGTCCAGGTTGAGCCAGCGACCATTCACAGGCAAAATCTTGAACGAAGGTTCCCGGATTGAACACGCAATCGTAATGAAGGAATTACGTGCTGGGTGTTCTTGTCGAAGGATGACAGGATTCAGTGGATCCATACCGCGCAGGTCTGCGATGTGTTCCAGCGCGTCAGCTAAGGTTTGCAGGGTCTGTTCCATTTAAGCGGCCTCTTTGGATTGCTGTTGCTTCTTTTTCTTCTTCTTGTTGCTAGGTTTCTGCATCTTTTCGACAATGGCTTTAGACCTTGCTGCGGCCTTTGCCAACACTTTATCTGATTGGATTTTTGCAGCCAGTTCTTCTGCTTTGCCAGACTCAAGCCAACTCTTGAACTCGTCCACCATAGCGTCGGCTTCCTCTTCGGCCGTACGTTCTTTCTTTTCGGCTTTTTTGAATATGGGTGCCGCCTGTGGTGCGGCTGCTGGTGTTGGGGTCGGAGCCTTCGTCGGCGATGGCGCAACAGGAGCAACGGCGGCTACTGGTGCAGGGATCACAGGAGCCAGGTTCGTAGCTGCCGTAGGTTGAGCGGGAGCACTCGCAGTCGGCTGAGCTGTCGAGTTGGGTTGAACAGCAGCCTGTTTGCTGGCTTTTCTAGGGCCGACGCGGGTACGTCGAGGAGAGTTCGGAGTGACGTCTTGAATGTCAGGTGCGTCAGAGTCTTCACTGTTTTCGAGTTTCCAGTTGATGTACGCTGTAGCAAGCAGTGGAGCGAACCATACCACAGGACCAGCAGCGATTCCGGCAGCAAACACCAATGCCATGCGAATGCCCAGACCTACTCCATCTTTTCGGAGAACGGCTTTGCCCGCAGCAGATAACGCACCTACGCCTTTTGAACCTAAAACTCTAAAGGCTGCCTTGAGCTTGGGCTTAGCAGCCATAGAAGCTGCAATCATGGACCGTCCGGCCGACGCTGCGGCTTTGCTGGCAGCTTTCAAAGCCTTACCAGAAAGATGAACCGCAGCTTTGCCCGCTTTCGTAGCTGCCTGCGTAACCTTTTTGGTAGTGCTCGGATGTTGTTGGATATAGAGCAGTTGCTGTTCTCGAGAAAGCGTGTCCCACCAATTTACTTGAAAGGAAACACATACACGGCTACCCTTCATCAAGTCCTGTTTGATCGGACTGAGCATAACGCCCGTGCTCTGGCTGCTGCTGGTGAGGGTGACTGTGGAGAGGGTGTCGTCGTTCATTGGGGTTGCTCCGGACGTAGGGATCAATTGGTACGTCATAGTTGTTTTGACCTACTGAGTTTTCAGGGTATTCGTCACCCTTGGACGGTGGACTACTAGGACGCGGTTTTGGTGGATACGGAGAAGGGTACACGCGTCGGACACCAGACCTAGCGTATTCAACAGATGCGTTTCGGCTGCCCCACCGATCAATCACCCACGCACCTAGAAAAGAAGTTACGTACCACTCTGACAACTTGCCATTCAAGGTCAAGTAGATCAATACGAAGGACGTAAGAATGAAGGCTATGTTTAGCCGGAATTTGGAATCGCTCAACCTGTGCGTGTCGTGGTCGAGCATCAGGTCAAGCAGATTGATCGTATCGTACTGAGGGTTGGTGTGAGCTTTCCACAACCCATATACGATTGTGAAGGCCATAGCCACACCGACGAAATCCCACGAGTAGGCAAATACGTTCGTTAGAAATTTGTCCCACGTCATGGGTTTCCTCCTAGGTCAGCGGCTTCTCGGTGGCACTGGCGTCGCCATCGTCCACATGTCGAGCCAGATGTAGGTGAGCACGTAAGGGTAGAGCATCCACATATCAGTTCTCCTGAGTTAAGGCAAGTCGGCTGCAACTTCACCCGGAGTGAACTGCTGCTTCATTTGGGCGATGGTCATACCGCGACGGTCCTGGTAATGAGGTGCGTCGTAGATCGAAGTGAAATTGCCACCCCACTCAAGGCCGACTCCTTCTGCCAGTGCTCCGACCTGAGCCCAGTCGTCTTCACCGTCTTGATTCCAATCAGAATCGCGATTCCAAATGATCTTGCGGCCCGTAGGATCGACGATTGCAATGTCGAAGGCCAGTCCATACTCATGCCATGAAGACCCAGGACCAGCGCGAGTGATGATCTTGTTTGCTGAAGCCGAAATAGCAGACAGGCCAGCGCGGGCACGATTGGCATTTACTTCTTCTACCGACGCGCGACCTTGCGAGTACAAGGCGGTTTGTTCTGCCCGGGTACGCAGCGTATCGGTGAAAATCAGATCGAGTCCGAGTTCGCTCTTGGCCACTGCCTCCAGTACCAATGCTTTTTCACGAACTTCCGGGTGCAGGTGTTCAAGTCCTCTCATTTCTCATTCTCCTTTGGTTGATTCTCTATACGCAACATGGATTGAACTAGGTTGCGTTCATGTAGTTCTTTGTACAAACTGTTCGGCGACCACAGAGTGCCCAAATCTGGCGCTAGTTTGGAGGTGACTATTACGTCAGCTGCCATTTCACTGCACACTTCACCCATCGAGTTGGTAAACACTGTAGCCTCTGCCAAGCGACGTAGGCCAAGACGCAGCAAAATGTCCCGGGCTCCTATGGTAATGAAATCTAGGCCACTGTATCCTACTGATCCTGTTTTGTCCAGAGCGTAGTTCTCTACGTGCGACCACGGCAAACCTACGTTTACTGCAATCATCGGCCGATAGGAGTAGGACCTCAGGTTGATTAGCCTGCAACCTCCTACAAAGGCTTCAACCAGCATCAACCTAGGAGTTCCCACGGAATCGCACATCCAAGTAGCGATCCCACAGTGAGAAACAGACCCTCCGGTGATAAACGTGATCGCTCTTTGGGGTTTAGTCTTGGCATCGAAGAAGATCAGGTCGCCGCTTCGGATGTTGGGTCGTGCTTGATCGTAGTTCATGGTGTATCACGTTGGATGTGGAGTCATGCTCATGATCTGGGCACCGCGCCCGGGTCCGATTAGCCCGAGCTGCTCCATAAGAGTCACGCCGGCCAATACGTCAGGGTTGTACATCTGCACCTCACCTGACGTGTTTAGGTCGTTCATGATGGTGCGAACGATGGCTCTGTGTTGAGCACTGATGTTCGGGTTGGTATCCACGTTGTCGATTGCAACACGTTCGTTAAACGTGTACAGCTTTCGGAACTGGTACTTGGTCAAGGTTCTGCTGTTGGTACACCGCATTCGCAATGTAGGCGTCCAACTCAGCTTCTGTTGGAATAGGAGAGCCGGACACAAACACAATGTCTGCATACACGTTTGGATCACCGTTGGTATAACAGTGGATATCTGGCCATCCTGCGTTGATTGCCTCAATATAAGTCATATCACATTTCCTGGAGACTGTACGTGGATTGGTTTACGACACCGCCGTAGTTAGACCCGGTGTTGAGTCGGTTTATGTACCAGACCGCGTTTGGCGTGACCCCAACTCGCATGGAATACATCACTTGGCCGGCCTCAGGCACCACGTCAACGTGGTTGAAGTGCAGGCTTTCTGCGAAGTTCCCAGCAGCCCACTTTGTCCCCCAGATTCTGATGCAAGTGGTGCCACGAAACAGAGCAACATGCAAGGTTCGGTCCTTGGAACCTAGAACTGCGGTCACTCCAGCGTTGATCTGGATAGCGGCCTGCGCCGACTGGGTCGTTATTTCTGCCGACCATATCTCAGTTCCCTGGTCTATGGTAGGAGCAGAAACGAAAGAGTCGATTCGGCTGTTGCCTGTAAAGGCTCCGATGGTTCCGTGGACAAAGGCTTTTGGCTGAGGTTGGACGACCTGATCAGCAAAACAAGGAGTCCACGATCCGGACCTGAACAAGTAATACCCAGGGAGATATTGCTCTACTTGCGCGGTCAGTCGGAAAAGTTCACCTTCTAAGGCTTCAGGAAATTGAGAGTCTGAGGGGATGACAAGATTGTCAATCGTGTCTAAGGATAAGTGACCGAGGTTTTTCATTGTGTGGTATTTTGATCGAGTTGGTCAAGCGAGCCTATGAATATGCGGCCCAACTTAACCAACGGTTCCAGGAACCCTCTAAGAGTAGGGGGTCTAAGCGGCGGTCGATTACCCAGTCAGCTCGGCCGAAAGTCGGCTCTTGAACTCAGCCAGTTCTGCGTGGGTTTTCAACTCGTAGGCCGCTTTGGTGTACCGAATCCGGATAGATTCAGTTTTGAACAGCATTGCTTCATGCTTCTCAGCCGCCTCCAGAATTGACAGCGCAGCATCAGACACGCTCAAGCCTTTTGTATCAGCTTCAAGTTGAACGTAGTTGATGCCCGAGGTTTCGTCGCCCTCGACCACGCGTTTGGCCTGGACAACCTTTTCAGCGTAAACGACCTGCTGGTCAGTGATACGCTTGTCGAAGTTGGCACGGTGCACGTTTACTGCAACACACGTATAGCGCAATGCATTAGACACGATCATCAACGCAACTTGTTCATCGGTAGTGTTGATTGCGTGCAAGGTCGCAGGAAACATGTTTGCCATCTGACCTATACGAGGCACGACTTTTGCAGGTTGAACCATCAAAAGTCCATTGCTCTCGGACTGGGCATCCAACGAGACGAGGTTTTCTGCCTGGATCAAACGATCCAGGATTGCGAGGTCAGGGACAGTGACGTTGTACACCACTGCAACTAGATCCTCACCGTACTGTTTTGCGAGAATTTTCATGAATTAGATTCCTTTTTAAACGGTGAAACTTACAGCAACCTGACCAAACAAGTAATACTTGAAGTCTGGCTGGCTAGGCAAGTAAGCTCCGACCCACAGTGTAACTCCAATCTCACTGACAGCAAACCTAGTGAACGCAGCATCAAAAACATTCATCGGGATGGTAAATGTAACGTCTGCATTGTTGTAGCTGACCATGTTTACGCCGAGGTAAATATTACCAGAGGCACTGTTTCCTACTGTCGTGAAGTCGTTGTACGACGGCATGTTTTCAGTATCGAAGCTGCGACCAGATAGGAAAAACTGACAAGAACCAGAAGTAGTAGTAGCGTGAAGGTTTTTGACCTGGAAGGTGACAGTGCTTCCTACTGCCGATCGTGGAACCTTAATAGAATCATCTTGGTACACATCAGTGAATGCTGGGCCGTAAGAACCAGATGATGCTAGCGCCGATAGTGGCGTGCTACCGCTGTAAAACCTAAGCTCAACTGGCTGCGCGCCGTTGCGCCTTCCGAACTGCAAAGCTGGAGGTATGTCTGCCGGGCCACCCCATGGCATCGTATAAGCATTCATGGTTCCTAGAAGAACATTTCTTGAAGGGGAACTTTGACCACCTGTATACGTGTAAAGCCGAATAATACAGTTCGCACCTCCATAAGTCCACAGGTTGTCTGGAAATTCTGCAGGGTAGTCCATGGGGTAATTAAGCACCCCGCTTGCAGGAATTATACCAAAATCAATCACTGTTTGGAAGGCACTGTAAGACCAAAAGAAACCAACAGATTGACCAGCCAGCCTTGGCGCATACACGTTGTACTGCATTGTGCCGCCGACGCCGCCCTTGAAATTCCAAGCATATTGGTCTGACGTAAGCGGAGTTCCAACGAAGGAAACGGCCTTACGAACCTTAACGTTTACTGGGGGAGAATTCCGCACTACGCCGTCTGGTGCGCGAACAGAGGCCGTCAGCGGCATGTTGGCAGACGTAATGGTTTGCACTTGCCTAGCAGCACTGTTTTGCAAAGAATACGTAGTCAGGAGCCAACCCAGGTCAATGAGCCACCCGTCTACAGCTGGCCACTCCAACGTTTTTGTGGTAGCGTTGTAATAAGAGTCAAAGGCAGGATTCGTCAAAAGCACAGTAAGATCGAGATCGGTACCCTGAGGCAAAGCGGGACCTGCATTCCAGCCTTTGATGAGTAGCTGAACGCCTGACCCTTTGTAAATGTTGGTGATCCGAAGCCCGAATTTTGTATGCAAAGAAATTTCGTTCGCGGGCATACCAGGTTCGGTCAAGAACTGCATAGTAGGGGCTGCATACGAAGGAGCAGCAACTGTAAGGCTGATATTAGCCATACGAGTGACGCCGCTACCAGAAGCTGTAATGGAAACCGTGTACGTACCAGCAGCAGTTCCAGCAGCAGGGGTAACCGTGAAAGTTCCCGAGGTGGTAGAAGAACTAAGATTTAAATTCGCAGGACTGACAGTAAAACCTCCAGACGCTGAAGTGGCCACTGAAACTACAGACACTCCTCCAGCAAGACCAGAAATAGATACCGTAGCAGACTGGCCCGTAGTTGAGCCTGAGGCGAAACTCATAGACGCAGGGCTAACAGACAGAGTAAAACTCGGAGCAGCAGCGGCAATTGCTACGCTGATGGTTGCAGTGCGGGTCGTGGTGCCGTTGGTTGCAGTAACCGTAACCGAGTACGAACCGGCGGCCGCACCAGCAGCGGGCGTGATGTTGACGGTTCCAGACGTTGTAGATTGGCTCAGGGACAATGAAGTCGGGCTCACTGTAACAGGAGCAGAACCGGCAGACACGGTTACAGAAACAGATCCCGGGTTGCCCACAATGTTGGTCAGAGAAATCGAGGCTTGCTGTGCAGTTGTAGAGCCAGAAGCGAAGTTGAGGCTTGCAGTAGCACTGATCTGGAAATCAGTTGCAGTTGCGGCCACAGTGACCGTGAAGGCAGCTACCTGCGTACCACCTACAGAGGCCGTAAACGTGATAACGCGCTGTGCAGTGCCAACTGGCACATTGACTGTGAAGTCAGCACTAGAAGCAGAGCCGGCCAAAGAGGTCAAAGAAGTAATCAGAGGATCAGAGACCGATGTGCCAGTGCCCGCCCATTGGATCGAAGTACCTACGGCTACTCCTTGAACTCGAACAGACAGATTCGATGAAGGCGTCACGTTTGCGGTTTGGCCGCCGTTGACCGTGATGACCGCTGTTGGAGTAGGGCCGCCGCCTCCACCCACACAAGTCAGAACCTTGGAGGTTCCGTCGCTAAATACGACCTTAAGGCCGGCAGGATCGCATCGGGTGTCAATGACCACGGCCGGGTCGATCATGATTGCTGGGATTTTGTCAAGCATTGGAAATCACTCCTAGTTTATTGGATTTGGAGATTAAAACGAAACATGCGATTCATAGCAGCGATGGTGCAGGTGTTTAGCCAGCACATCCACGCCAAGTGGGATATCGTCGTCAAACGTGATGGTGCGCAAGTCACTGTCTACTGAAAAGTTCACTTGGTACACACGGCCGACAAACAGTGCAAGAGAGTCAAGATAGTCCAGTTCTTCAGGCAAACGATACACCCGAGTTCCTGTTGAGCGGAACAAGTGGTCTCGGAACAGGAACGGACCATTCACAGCACTATTGTTTGCCAGATGGGTGATAGACAGCCGGAGTCCAGCGGGCACTTCTGTGTCAAACTTGATCGCACGGCCACGTTTTACCAACGTGAAACTGTGAGTTTGCAGCACTTGGCCCAACAACACAATCAGGTTTGCACGATCACGGCAAGCTCGCGTCAAGGGGTATTCCCGCTGGCCTGCAACCGTAGTAACAGAAGTTCGTACAATGCTAAACAGGTCTTGATCGTATTCGCGGTGAAGCAACTGTACGACCCGAAGCTGTTGGGGTCCTACGGGATCGGGAACCGAGACCTGAGTCCTATCAGCATTGATACTAACCGTAGTTGTTTGCAACACATTGCGAGCCGCCACAAACAACATGTCAGCTAGTCCGTCTTCGGCTTCCTCTTGGAGCGTAGCAGTTTGACCTCCAGTTCGTACCACAGGAGCAATATCGAACAGGCGATCATCCGGGCGGCCGAGCTTACAAAACACGTATTCCCGAAGTTTTGTGTACTCGTCCATCAGCGGCACATTGCGCAAGGATCCAACGACCGAACTAACGACCAACGTAACCTGTGCATCCAAGGGAGCACGTTCAGACAAACGCACACAGCTAGAGTCCAGCAACTCAAAAGAATCCAGTCGCTGATAGACCTGACCGACGAAAACCAATACATGGTCAGTGTCTGCGATCGGCAAAGGCGAACGGTAGATTTGCTTACCGCCCGCAAACGCAAACTTTTCTAGCACAGGGAAACCGTGTGCCGTGTGCCTCTCGAAGAACACTGTTTCCAGCCACGATGCCTGAGTGTTAGTAACAGCAGTAGAGAAATTCAACGTACGGTAAACAGGATCATAATCCACATTGTGCTGCAACACCGACGATGCGTAAACCAGAGGCATCGCGTCCTGAGTAGCTACTTCTGGAGTAACTTGACCTGCAAGCGAGTACGACACGTTGCCATTGGGAATCGTAGTGACACGCTTGAACTTGATAGCTCGTGGTGGAAACGAGTCTACTACCGTAATCCACTTAGCGAAAACCGTGCACGCAACAGGCAACGGCTTCTTGAGAACCAGCTTTGTACCGTTTTCAATGTAGTACGAATCTGTTTGGTGAACCGTGTTTATGTGAACGATTGCCGTGCCTGCTACGGGAGAAGGAAGCACAAACACGTAGTCCCCGGCTTTGGCCTGGAACTCTGCACTCTTGACCTCAATGTCAGCCGTTTGGCCGTATCGAGACAGCATCCACTCAGGATCGCGCCAGATAGCAACGATTGGCTGGTTACCTTCCAGTTCTACGCTGAACGGTTTCCCGTCCAGTTCCGTAAATTCGTTGCCTGCTACGTTGTACTGAACCCGCCGCGACGAAGCCTGAGGTGAAGACTCAGACGGGATAGATGGATCATTGACAATCTGAGCAATGCACAGTTCGCCGTCAAGCAACCAAAAACCATTCAACACCGGGTCTAGGATGAAAGCTGACGTAGAGCTAAACGACACTGGGCCGTTGAAGATACGCGAGTACCCGACGTAACCCCACGCCTCGTTGCCCGGACCGTACTGGAGTGCCAACGATGGGCTGGTAGAGCTGTCCAGGTTATTGTTTTGATCCAGCACAACGATTGCGTTGTGCATTGACTGCTCAGGCGCTTCAAGGTTGCGTACAACCGTAGAAGGCAAGCTAACTGACTCTCCGACCGTCACGTTGATTACGTCACACAGTTGAGTCAGCACAACGATTGCACGAATTTCAATTCCGTACTCGTGCTGTTTCGGGTAAGCCGGTGCCGTTTCGCCGTGCGCAAACAGTTGACCATTTTCAAGGTACAGGCCAATTTCAGTAAGCGACCAGGCTTCTCCTGGCACCGGGTACCCAATAGGAATGCGGAACGTCAACTGAACAGAGCCGTCTGTCAACACTTGGCATAAGGACACCTCACCTTGAAAGACTGTGTACGGATTTCCATTTACGTCCTTGGTCATACCGTCGTTTGTGCCGACGAAAGTTCCGGTGTCGCTTGTAGAAACAGGGAAACCCGACGGAGGTGTCCCTACCTTGAAATGCGTAATGCTGATCTTGAAGCCGTTTTCTTGGGCATTTGCGCAGGCTGCGATACCATCATTTGTTACTGTTAATTGGGACATTTATGTGTGCTCCAGTGCGCCGAGAACGGGGCCATTTATCTTCAATCTGAAATTAGAAAACATTGTGGCATGAGATTTCTCGATAAAATACAGCGGTTCTAAGGTAGCTACGCCTGACGCGTTGTAGTGCACCACTGAAATGATATTGGTTTTAGTGCGCCATTGGACCGGGTTGAGTAAATCAAGGCAAAGTTTGAGAAACACAACCGACGTTGCTCCGGAGTTGAACACGTACAAACGGCTTTGCTGTTGGTCAAAATTGATTAGACCGAGAGAACACTCAGCCTGGTCAGTATTCAATTCCTGTTCACCTGCAGTAAACACAGTACGAGTCGGCAAGTTCGTATTCGATGGAACAGCGCCTGTCAAAGAATTCAACGCAGAGCGAACAGCATTGAATCCTACCTCGTCCAAGATTCGAGTTTGTGCCTGAATCAAGTCTAGTTCGGGCCACAAAGTTGCCAGTGTTTCTGTTACGTATTCCTCGGAAGTCAAGTAGCCAGACTGGGCCCACGTACCAACGTCTAGGCCAGTTTGAATGACCACAGGAGGGTCCTGTTTGATCCTGAGATAGATTTTCAGCAGTGAGGAAGGAACAGTGACGCCGATGCGCAACAAGATGCGAACCTTAACAATGAACCAAAAGTTACGCAACACCAACGACACGGGCGCGTAGTCGAAGAAGATTTCCACCACCCGTTGAAACAAGGTTTGGCCTGGTTTCAGAACCACACTATTGAAGTCTGCTGCTCCATTCATGAGGCTCATTTTTAGATCAATGTGGGTTGTCTTGATCCAGTTGCCTCCGTTGTAGACTAGATCAGACAGGGCAGGAGGCGCAGTAGTCCAATCATAGTAGTGGTCTAGGTCCTCTTTGTGGACCTGTGCCCACAAATGTTCGATCTCACACTCACCATTCAACAGAAGCTCAATGAACTTCTCAAACGCCACGGTGCCATTGTAGTCTGCATACAAAGGCAGCTGAGTCGTAAGTTTGGTCAGGTCGGTCTGCAAGTCAAGAACGTCTTGCGTAATGTCGAAGCCCAACATTCGACAGGTTTGCTGCAGGATGCTGCGGTCAAAGGCGTCACGCAAGAATCGCAACTCAGCCAGCTGTCGATTGGGTTCGTCCACGTTTCGCTGAAGCACGGTATCAAACGCTTCGATCAAGGAACCCCACACCGCAGTTTCAGCCGCAGGGGTTCCACCAGTCAAGTCCATCAAAGTTGCTTCTTGAATTCCGGGGACGATTTCAGCCATATCAACCTCGTTCTGAGTATTGGGTATTTATCTTGAATGTAGCGGGCGTGTCTTCGAGTTCCAAGAAGGCACTCATAGACCGGAGTTCAAACGATGCAGTTGGATCTGTTACCGTAGGATCCAAAGGCAACAAATCAGAAACTACAGACCCGGGCTGGTCTGAGAATTTCATGGTCTTCAGATCCACATAGTCAACTTCCTCGACCAGGCATGCATCAACTACATCAGACTGGGCAATCTTGCGGCCCAGAGTTAGGTGTGAGCGTGCAAACAGGGTTCGGATTCGATCTGCCACTACAGGCAACACCAGACCTGGACTTGCTGCTTTCTTGAGAAACACAGTTACTTCCAAAGACACCAAGATTTTGTAGGCATCTTTCAAGTCAACCAAGATTGCAACGTGCTGGAACTCTTGCAAGTATTCCATGAAATCAGACTTCTGGCCGGCAGTCAAAGTGAAATCTTCAGATGGATCAATCCCGGCTGCCGGAAGCGGTTTCTCTGGCAACAAGCAAATCTGAACCACATTCATCCAGTTTGGAGTAGACGCACGGAAGGCTGTAGTTCGCTGGGCCGATACCGTCGCAGAAGCGATGCCAGCGTAGTGCAGGCAGATGGCTTGGTAGTCTTTGCCAGTGACAGCCCTAGAACGAGCCTTGAATATGTGTGGCACCATCGTCTTGTAAAACATCGCAGACTTCTCATCTGAGCCGCCTTTGATGATTTCAACGGTTGAGCCTGTAATGTCTCCGTCAGCAACGCTTTTCACTTCGATGTTTGAGGTGCCGAAGTTACCAGCAGATCCAGACGTTATCGCGTAGGTTATGTCAATAGACGAACCCAGCGGAGGCACTGCGCCCCGAGCGCCATCCCCGAAGGTAATGATGGTGTCTCCTAGACCTGAAGTTGAATCGTAGTAGACCTTTTCACCCGGGTCGGCTGTCCAGATCGCGTTGCCGTTCCTGGTACGAGACCACACTTCATTCACGTTTTGAATGACGTTTGTGATCTTGACCTGCACATCTTCGTCGGACACGTTGAAGCCGTTTTCTTCCAAGTAGATTTCTCGGAACTGCGTTGTATCAGACGAATAGCTCTTGGTCTTGACTTCACCTTCGTACAGCAGTACATCAGGAACAGTGGAATCGTAAATGTGAGCTTTGCCTACTGCGATAACGCCAGCAGGGAACACGATGTTGTCTCGGTTGAAGAATTTTTTGTTGTTGATTGTGAACTGAGTGAACTTGGGGATGACCTTTTGGACTGTACTGTCTCCGCGCTGCAAGTTGACCGACACAGAGGCTGGACTTTTTCGCACTAACCGAACGCCCAGCATCCGAGCCACTGCGTACACAGAAGACTGTCGTTTGGCTGTCGTCAAGAAAGCCTCACGAAGCGCACTCTCAATAGCGAACTGGTTGAAGGCTCCAACGGCGGCCATCATTTCGATCAGAGTTTGACCGAGAGACGAAGGCAGTACGTCGGACCAGGTGCCTTTGCTGTCCAAAAACAACTGGAGTTGGAGAACCAGAGACTCGAAATCTGGACTGGTATCGCTGAGTTTCAGCGGGACGCCTACTGTTGACATTGTTGGTTACTCCTTAACCAGGTTGAATTTCAAGGTCACGTTTTTGTCTTCCAACGCTGGAATGGTGTATTCCATTTCAACGTAGTACTGGTTATTAGCGTAGTCCGGCACTACGTCGGTTCTCTGGAGCGCTATTCGAGTTTCCCACGCACCTATTCGATTGATGATTTCGTATTTGATTCGGTCTGCTGTAACGCTGTCCATAGGTTCAAACAGAAACGCATCTACGTTTGAGCCAAACGTGCGGTTGAACACCCGCGAACCGACTGGAGTGCTCAAGATCGTTAGGATGCTGGCATTCACCGAGTCATCATCAAAGACCTTTTCGGCCGGGCTGGTTCCAGTAATGTTGATGTTTGCGTCTGAGAACTTTGTAGAGTTCACCGGCAAAACAATCTGACGGGCAAAAGACATGCACGTTTCTCCTTGAAGTTGGGCTACACGCCTATAGAGCCGCCAGGGACTCCTGGCCAAACCGCACACACGGGCGTGATCGGAGGTTTGGGTTGAGGCAACCGAGCTCGAATTTCCAGCATCCCGGTCTTGTATTCGACTACTCTCGCTGTAAGAGTTTGGTCAAACTGAGCGATGATCTCGTCTTGTTTTGGAAAGTTTTTGTTCAAGTCGGGGTTGAACGATTGCAGCGAAACTGCGACCTGTTGAAGTCCGGCAGCTAAGGCTGCAACAGAATCGAGTTTCGCCTGGAGCTTCGCTGCTTGTGCTTGAACGAAGGGGCCTAAGCTTAGAGTAACTTGCATGGTGTGTTATCCCGTCAAAGAGCCAACTGCATATGCCACTGAGCTTGTTGCCTGAGCAGTTGCACTAGCCACCGTGGCAGGAGTCATTGTCGAAGGATTGCTAACTGCGCTCTTTATGGCTGCCGTAGAAGCTGCTACTTGGGCCGCAGCACCTGCTATCGGGCCTAGAGCTACCGCAGCGGCAGATGCCTGGTTCAACACGGTGTTGGCTGCTGCAGCCAGTTGCGGGCTCAAGGCTGCGCCTTTGGACAGTGCGTTACCAAGTGCTCCCATCATTGCAGGTGACGATACTTGACCGTTGGCGACCATAGACAGAGCAGAATACACCTGGTTTACCTGAGTGCCAATTTGAACCGCCGACATGATTGGATTCAAGAGCCCGACAGCATCAAGAGTTTCTCCTATAGCCGCCCCTAGTTGTGCACCGACTTCACCCATAATCATTGCCGGCATTTGCTCTAGCTGAGCAATCATTCCAGGAAGAGCGCCAATCATAGGCATAGCAGTAGCCAGGGCACCAGAAACTTCCGCGTAAGCAGCCGTCGCTGCGTTTAACGCATCAGCAAGAACCGGAGGGATCTCCAGTTGAATGTCAGGCATTTCCGGCAAGCCCTCTATAATGATGGAGCCGTTTAAGAGGTCTGTGATGGGCTGCAAGTCCAGTGCTGGAACGCCCATTGGCCGGCATACAGGTGCACCTAGTTCTGGGTCTACGTTGTGCCAAACAGCCTCGATTTCTGCCATCATTAGGGACACTGCGGACGGACCCTTTTCAGCCTCATACTGCTCTATGTCAGTGTCAGGAGTCTGAAACGGGGCTGGATCAGGCATCGTTGCAACTGCGGTCAATGTGCTAGACATTGACGACAGAGAATCAGCAATTGACATTATGTTCTCCTTTTAGGTCAATCCACTGGCGTCATGGTGTGGCTCCCTCCGACCGTAACAGATCGGTTACCGCCAACACTGCGCGATTCAGAGCCGCCTATGGATACAGACAAGTCGCCCGAGATTGAACTATTGATGCTTCCACCAGCAGTCAAAGTCAGGTCAGCACCTATTTTAAAAACCGCTTCTTGTGGAGTAGTGATTGTCAGGGTGCGGCTGGTGCCGAGCAAGGTCGAGCCTTCGACCAGCATGGCATAGTCTTGGAGAACCTTCAGCAACGCGGTGCCTTGAACGTAGGTTTCCTTGCGCCCCCTTACGCTTTCGGTGTTGTTGCCATCCACAACCAAAGAAACCGATCCTGAAACTACAGTGTTTACGTCCTTTTTGTAGCGCAGCGTGGCGCCGCCTTGAACAAGTTCCACAGAGCGGCCTAAGACCGAGGTGTCCGAATCAGATTCAATCAGCAAAGTGTCTTTGCCGACAATGTGTTGGTTTCGGTTCCCGTCGATTGCCTCTGATAGATTCTTTTCCAGATGCACGGACTTAGAGCCTATAGTGTGCTCTGTCAAATCAGACTCAACTCGGGTGTGGCGGCTGCCCTTGACTATCTCTACGTCCTTGCCTTCTATAGACACGATGCGGTTGCCAACCACAGTTTGCTGGAGGTTGCCTTTGATCCATTCGTCTTTGTTGCCATGGATCTTTTCGACCACATTGCCCTTGATCTCTACATGAGCATTGCCTTCGATGTAGATGTGAGCGTCGCCCGGCTGTCGAATGAAAATCTCATTGGTAGCAGTGTCAACAACGATCATGCCTTTGTTTTGCAACCTGTGCACCACACGGTCAGGATAGTTGCGACGCGACTCTTGGATCACGTTTGTAGTTTCGGTCGGGTACTCCTGCTTGTACACAGGAAACAGCGGATTGCCATCTTGAAACTCGACCATGACCTTGGTCTTTAGTTTGGGCACAGACGCTGATCCAGACTTCTCGGACGATCCATCAGTTTGCTTGTCTATAGGGATAGCCCACGGGAGCTTGTCGTCTGGGATTTCGTCAAACAGGTCCAAAACACGGATACGGATACGCCGACGCCTGGTAGGATCGTCGTTGTCTACCACAATTCCGTGGTACTGTTTGTTCGGCAGCAGGCCCTGCTTGTGTCTCAGGTCTTGGGTTATGTTTAGCATCTGCTTGTGTCCTAGTAGTTAGACTTCACGGGAATAGGCGAGAGTCTTCAGGTCTAAGGTTGCTTGTTGAACAGTCGAAGCGTCATACCGAATCGAATCGGCATATACTGGCTGGGCGACCATTTGAGTAGATAGCCAATTTGGAGTACGTCGGTCAGTGATGCGGCGGAACTGGCGCAAGATCAACGCACTGTAATCAACAAACTTGTCTTGTGTACCACGCTCAAACATGAACACTATGGCGTTTAGGTTTTGACCTACAATCTGACCCGAAGGCGCGTCCGCATCATAAGCAGCAGAGAGCGCAGCATTCCAAAGCCGAGCGACTGTGGTTGCTACTTTGTAGAACTGCTCTGTCAGTAGTCGTGTTGTTTCTTTCAGGTTGGATAATGCGATGTGGTTGCGTGACGCCGGCTCCTGCTCGGCTAAGTACACGAAACCGTTTAGGCTCTTGCACAACAAGTAAACACAATGGTACAAAAAGATGGCTTCTTGGGCACTTTCGTACAAAGAAGGTTGCTGGAAAACCAACGCGGTGCGGATCATCGGTTGGTTTTTGGCGCCAGTGCGAATCGCATCCACAATCTGGTTGGTGGGACCATACACAGTTTCAACGTCTGCCAAATAAGAGTCAAGCGAAGACTGGAGGTTTGGCAGTAGTGTATAGACCTTAGACGCGCTGTTGATTAGAAAGCGCGCCTTCATGGTAGGATCAGCAACCCATCCAATGAAGCTCGTGTCTTGCATGTAGGTCAAAGTCTGGAGTACAGCGTCGAAAGAACCGGCTACAAACATCTTGCGAACCAAGGCAGAGAACCTAGCTGTAGCCATGGGCGCTACCGAGCTTTTAGACACAAAGGCCGTGTTGTCCATTATGCGAGCATACTCGTACATCAAACCTAACTGACCTGATGGGTTTGTGGAGTCTGCCTTGTCTGCGGTTCTAACCAACACGTTTATGGTCGGATTTGGCACAGGATCGCCCCGGGCAACCATAGATTGCGGAATTGTCGTATCGAACATCGTAGCTTACTCCAGGGGCGTGTTGCCGTTTTTGGTCAAGGTGTACCGACCCAATTCAATACGCTCAGCATAGTGAGTGCCGCCTTTGATGACGACTGACTTGCCTAGAACCATATATAGGTCGGTCTGCTTAACGTCCTTGGTGTCCACAGCATTTGCCTGCTTGTACGTAACAAGATCAAACAGTTGCAAGGGCGTAGGATACGCTATCAGGACAGACATTTTTTCAGACATGAGCGCCATCTTGCGCTGGTTCTGGTAGTATGCCTGCCAATACTTGTCGTGTTGATTCTGGCAGTCCAGCAGCATGTAGTCCATGCGAGACCTCTTGTTGACCTTACCAGAAACATCAGCGTTCACAGGCAACCACGGGCTGGTTTTTGCCACAGGCATGGACTTGTGCGTGATGTGCTCACCATTGAGCTTGTGTTCTCGGCGTTTCATGCCATAGTTGCCCCAAGTGTCAGACATGCCTGCAGTAGAGGTGTCTTTAGCATCTTTTACAGTAAGTGCGCCTTCTTCCTTGCGGTTGTGGACGAGCTTGGCTTTAGGGCTACCACGAAACACGTCGGTGATGTTTTTGTACCGAAGCTCGCCCAAAGAAGTGACCCCTGCACCCATGAAGCTGAGATCGTTAACCCACCCATGTCGTGCGATCTCGTTCATGTAAGCAGCTCGGGTTTTTGTAACCAGTAGCCACGTATCCTGTCGGTCGTTTGTACCACCTTGAGGTCCGCTGTATTTCAGGCCACCCTCTCCTGCCAGTTTTGCCATAGCTGCATCAGAAGTACCTTCGTAAAACGCCGTTGCGTTCTCTGCATAGAAATTGGGTACGTCCAAGATGCCTACAGCATGGATTCGCGGACCTTGATATGGATTTTTGTTTTGGTTGCCAAACAGACGATAGTTGCGAGTGTAGAGAAGACTAGACCCGTTCACACCAACTGTTATGCTGAACCTATTTGCTTCTGTCAGGGACAATTCATCAACCAAAAGGCTCGCCTCGTCGTGGAGCGTGATCTTGCAGCTAGGCACAAGTTGGCCGTTGCCTTCGGTCATAATCATGTGCTCGTAGAAATTTCCTACGTCTGGGATCGGGAGACCGTTGATACGCAGCTCTACGTAGAGGTTACCTTCTAGTTGGTGGATCATGATTTTCTTGTCCTTTTAGATGTAGACGATGGTAGGCTCAGAGTTGTTGCGGGTAGCAACGTCAGTCGTTATTGACAAAATGGCGCTTCTATCTGGAATCTTCAACACCAGGCCTTCGATGATTTCCCTGAAGGAAAGGATTTCGTTGAAGGCTATGATGTGCCACCAAAACACAGTGTCTCGGTATTCCCGGAACGCGATTAGATCAGGAGCACCCCGTTCGTCTTGAGTGACTCGGTGCAGAGAAAAAGAATTGATTTCCAACAGACGTGGCACAATCGCATCTTGAAGCGGGTCGATACCCAATTGATCGACCCGACAAGCAAACGCACGTAGCATTCGCTGGTTGAAGTCTTGAGGAATACGTCCTACTAACATCAGGCTCTCCTATCAAAGGAAGATTCGACTAATGTCGTTGGTTGTGAAGGACGCGAAGTGCGACTCTACTTCCACGTTTACATTTGCCGTCATCGGGTATCCAGACTTGTGGATGATTGCCTCAATATCTGCATTGACGCTTTTGACTACACAGCGTTCCATCCGCAAGATTTGCCCTATCTGGACTGTCACGTTTGTTCCGCCTTCTATAGAACTATTGACGGTTGCATATGGGCCTGGTGGAGATAGCAGCCCGCCTGTTTCAGTTGGGGCGCACAACATGAGCAGCTTTTTGACCTTATCTTGAATCTCAGAAGCAGGATCGTCAATGGCGTATAGCACCAGAGGCAAGGAAATAGCGAAAGGGCTAGAATCTTGCCACACCTGCATAGACTCTACTTTGGTTCGAGACGGCATACCCAAAGCAGACAAGCCGCTTTGAATAGATGCACCGTCGATGTTTACCTTACCCTTTGTAGCCGCATTTACGATGCCTGGTGCTGCGTTGGCCGAAGACCGAGCGAAAGGAGCGTCCCAATTTGCAGACATTGCCAGCGAAAACCTCTCTGGCATAGGTGACGCAATGTTTAGGCTTATTCCGCCCGACGCAGTAAACATGATCGTATAAGGCGCGGACGGGGTGCCTATCGAAGAAGGAGAGTCGGACGGCGCAGAGGCCGTGCCGACGTTTGAAGGATACATCGAAGCATCTCCTTTTTATGTATGACCCATTTGGAGCAGCACCAGACCCATGTCTGAAATGATAAGTGGAATCTCGTCCAGCATTGGTGGGCCTTTCCCAGCAATGATTGCAGGCGCCTGTTGCATTGAAGCCTGTTCGTCTTTTTGTTCAGGGAAGTTTGCGATTTCAACCTGCTGGGTTAGAGCGGGCTTCTCTCGAATTTTCTCGAATTCAGTAGGACGAGCCGACGCCAATGAATCAACTGCGCTTGGCTGGCTGTTGCCAGCTGCTGACCTAGATCGGGCAAGCGGAGACAGGTGGTACGATTTGGCTGCTTCTGCCACCTTGACCGATTGTGAGCCGCCAGAGCCAGCAAGTGCAGTGTCACGCAAGGGCGACATTGGCGTAGTCTGGGTTTGCTTGAACAGATGAGGGTTCAACTCTTGTGCTGTTTTTTCACGCTGCGTGCTGGCCACCTGTGTAGGCACAATTGGTTGAACGAACGATCCTTTGGTTTTTGTTTCGGTAGCTGGCGTGCTTGTAGCAGAAGCCGTAGTGGTAGGCTTAACGGGTGCAGCGGCGGCGACCTGAGTAGGCTGAACAGTTCCGGCAGCAGGTGCAGCCGCAACCTGTGAGTCAGAGCCTGCTTTCGGCACCAATCCTGCAGCCTGCTTGATGGCCTCGTCTTGCTTTTTAACCCACTTATTCTTAGTTTCCTTCTCCGTGAAGCTCCCGGTCTTTTCTGCTTCCAGAACCCTCAGCAACATTTCTTTTTCTTGACCAGCTCGTTTCGCTACACCTGCCCGCATGTCCGCCGAAGAAGACTTGAAGTTGGTATCGACGTTTGCTTGTTTGTAGTCCTGTAGCTTAGAGATTAAGGTAGCGTCATCTGCATCTGGGCCAAGGTCTTTCCACGCTTTCTTCAACAGACTAGAGCCGCCGCCAGCCCCGTACTGAACTGAGGTTGAGTACACAGCTTCATTCAGTGCCTTAGACCTATT